GACCATAATCAGAGCATCAGGGAAATGCTCGAAGAATTGCTTCCCGGGCAAAGCTTCGAGGTGGTTTCGCGCGTGACCATACTGATGGCCGGAATTCAGGCCACGCGAAGGCAGTTTGCGTCGTGCTGGTTCGACGAGTCCGGCTGCCAGCAGGGGATCAAGCGGCTTACGGCCTACCGCAAAAAGTGGGACAAGGTTCGCGGTTGCTGGGCGGACGATCATGAGCACAATGATGATTCGCACGGAGCTGACGCATATCGGCAGTTTGGGCAGGTGGCGGACGCGGGAGAGACTTTCGTCGTCGCGGCGGCGCCCAATAGCGCAGGCATGCGGCGCAGGCCTGCGAACTGGAGGGTATAGGACGCAATGGAAACGATGGTGGAGAGCAAGTCCTCGGGATTCGGGAGCAACGATCTGCAGGCTGACGCTGAACTTAGCCTGAGCGAGTTCACCACGTTCCTGCAGGAATTCGAGACCAGCCAGCGTGGCGCGCCAAAGCCGACAGGGAAATGGACTACTGCGACGGGAATCAACTCGACAGCGAGATCCTGGCGCGCATGAGCGAAATCGGCATACCGCCTGCTGTCGAGCCGCTGATGGGGCCGACGATCGATGCGGTGCTCGGGCTGGAAGTCAAGAACCGGGGCGACTGGAAGGTGTTGCCGGACGCGCAGAACGATGCCGAAGATGTCGCCGACGCACTCAACTACAAGCTGCATCAGGCCGAGGCGCGATCAGGCGCCGATGTTGCGTGCTCGGAGGCGCTTTCAGCGCAGATCAAGGTCGGCATAGGCTGGGTATATGTGGGCAAAGAGTCGGACCCGTTTCTCTACCCCTACAAGGTGGAAGACGTCCACCGCAACGAGATCTTCTGGGACTGGTTTGCGAAGCCCGATTTGGCGAATGCGCGCTATCTCATCCGCCGCAAATGGTTTGACCGAAGCATTCCAAAGCTGATGTTCCCGGACCATGCCGAACTGATCGAGTACGCCGGATCGGGGTGGCTTGGCTTGGATCACACGACCTTGACCGTTGACGGCGGCACATCCACCGGACTTTATGTGGCCGAGGATCAGGAGCGCGGGTGGTCGATCGAGGAGCAGGAATGGCGTGACATGGGCAGGAATCGCGTCTGCCTGTTCGAGGTATGGTATCGCCGATGGGATCGGGTGACCGTGCTGAAGTCACCGGATGGCCGTGTGGTGGAGTACGACAAGCGGAATGCGGCGCACGTGGCAGCCGTGGCCGGCGGCATGCTCCAGCCGGAGTTGGCGATCGTTGCGCGCGTCCGTCTGGCCTGGTGGATGGGTCCGCACAAGCTGTCGGATACGCCGAGTCCATATCGCCACAACCGGTTTCCCTACGTGCCATTTTGGGGCAAACGCGAGGATCGGACCGGCGCTCCGTTCGCCCTGGCGCGTGGGATGATCTACCTACAGGATCAGATAAACGCGCTGCACAGCAAGTCCCAATGGATGATGTCGGCCCGTCGAGTGGTGCGCACCAAAGGGGCGGTAATCGGACCGGACGAACTGTTTCGGCAGGAGGTGGCAAGGCCGGACGCAGACATCGTCCTTGACGCGAAGGCGATGCGCGAAGGCGGGATTTTCAAGGTCGAGACCGATCTGCAATTGACACAGCAGCAGTTCCAGCGACTGCATGATTCGCGCGAAGGGCTTCGGCGAGTTGGCGGCATCTACTCCGAATTCCAGGGACAGAACGCGAACACGACCAGCGGGGTGCAATTCAACAGCCAGGTGGAGCAAAGCAACCAGTCGCTTGCCGACATCCTCGACAACTTCAAGACGGCACGCACCGCGGTCGGCGAACTGTTGTTGTCGCTGATCATCGAGGACTCGATTGGCAGGCAGGAAAGCGTCTTCATCAATGGAAAGGGCATTCGTCCTGACAAGACTGTCGTCATCAACGAACCGGCGCTGGATGACGAAACCGGTGTTCGATATCTGAACAACGACATTGAGCGCGTCAAGCTCAAGGTGGCCGTGGATAACGTGCCGTCTGCCGTGACCTTCAAGCAGCAGCAGCTCTCCTCCATGGCAGAAGCGTTCAAGTCCGCTCCGCCGCAGTTCCAGCCAATCATGCTTCCGTATCTGTTGTCGCTGATGGACATCCCGGACCGCGAGGACATGGTGAGGGCGATCAAGGAAGTCGGGGACAGCGCGAGTCCGGAGCAGGTGAAGAAGTTGATCGATCAGGCGGTCGAGCAGGCACTCATCAAGGCGCGGCACGAACTGGAGATGGCCAAGATCAAGCAGCAGCAACCGGTGGTGGACGCACAGGTTCGCAAGCTGATCTCCGAGGCGGTCAACAAAGGGGTCGAGGGAATGTTCTCGGCCACACAGGCAGCGAACCAGATCGCCCTCATGCCGACCGTCGCGCCCGTTGCGGATCAGATGCTGAGGTCCGTCGGCATGCACGATTACGACCAGCCGCCGATTGTCGGCGGTGTTCCCGCCAGCGTGGAACCGGTAGCGCTTCCGAGAAATACGGATCCGCTCACACCAACCAACCCGGCTGTCGGCCTTGATCGCGGCATCAAGGGCGGCCAGCAATTACAAGGAGCAATCTCCAAATGAGCAACGTCATTGTCAATCAGTCGGCGACGCAGTACGGAACTGTCACGCCAAGTGACAGCACGGATCTTGCCTTCCAGCGGCTGTATATCGGCGGCGCCGGAAACGTCGTCCTCAAGTCGGCAATCGATGCGGCTGCGGTTGCCTTTTCCAATGTGCCGGCAGGGACGTGGATGGAGGTTTCTGGCGTTCGCGTCATGGCAGCCACTACAGCTACCAACATCATCTGGATGGACTGGTGATGACCGAGGAAGATCTAGCCCGTGTTGCGCACGAAGTGAACCGCGCGTATTGCCAAGCACTTGGCGACCACAGTCAGGTCCCGTGGGAGGATGCACCGCAGTGGCAGAGAGACAGCGCAATGCTCGGCGTGCGGCTGCACATCGAGAACCCAGAGGCCGGACCGCAGGTGTCCCACGAAAGCTGGATGGCGCAGAAGATTGCGGAAGGGTGGGTGTACGGCCAGACCAAAGACCCTGAAGCCAAGATGCACCCGTGCATTGTGCCGTTCGATGCGCTATCGATCGAGCAGCAAGCCAAGGACTACATCTTTCGTGGTGTGGTGCACGAGCTGAAACGCTTCCTATCATGACAGCAACGCGATATACATAGCCATGTCGCATAGCAGAACATCGCTCATCGGCAGCAAGCCCGCCGTGATGGCGCGCATTCCGCAGCAGATGGAGGTCTGGCCGCAAGGCCAGGCCATTGATCAACCGCTCACATCACGCTTCACGGCGAAATGTGACCGGAGACCGCCGTGATGGCGGACACCTCCCGTAGATGGAGAGCGTAGTGGGTACGAAAGACTTCGATTTTTCCTGGAGAATCCAGACGAGTTCGACAAGCTGAGTGTTGAGGACCAAGCCAAAGGTGTTCGGAGGCGGGTCCATAGAGGGCGAAATTTCCAGCGATCCGCCCGACGCTGCGGCACAGACAGAAAGCGAACCGGAAGGCGGAGAGGAAGCTCCGGAGCAGAGCAATTCCGCAGACAAGCCGGCGGTGCTCGCGAAGGATGGCAAGCACCTGATTCCCTTCGAGGAACTAGAGAACGCGAGGGAGCAGGCGCGTCAATGGAAGCAGCGGGCCGAGGAAGCCTCTGCGCTGGCCGAGCATCTGAAGAATACCGGTCAGCAACAGACGCCAGACGAAAGCGCGTCGGGGAAGGAAGGCGAGGGCTCCATCGATCTCGACAATCTCGAGATGCAAGCCGAGGAGGCGTCGTTGGCCGGCGACATGGATACCTACCGAGTCCTTCGGAAGCAGATCAACTCGGAAGTAGAGCGGCGCGCCGCGTCCCGGGCGATCGAAGCGCTGCAGGAGCGCGAGGCGCGAGAACGACAGCGCGCCATTGAGACTGCCGTTCAGGCGGAGCATCGAAAGCCATCGCGCAATACCCGTTCCTCGATCACCTGGGGTCGAACCCAAATTGGGAGGCGATCGCCCAAGTGCAGGCATTGCGCGACCTTTATGCCGCCAACGGCTCGGCGATTGACAAGGCGCTGGCCGACGCGGTTGCCAAGGTGGCATTGATGTACGCCGAACCCAAGAAATCAGCACCCGCTGAACCGGAAGACGTCGCCGCCAAGGCTGCAGCCGCGATCGCCAAGGCCAAGGCGCAGGCGCCAAACAGCATGTCGTCTATCCCGTCGGCGTCGATCCCGCATCACGACGAGGCGGACGCGCTGCTCGATATGGGGTCGAACCAGCTCAACGAGAAGTTCATGTCGATGGCCCCAGATCAAATCGAGAGGGTGCTGGCGAGACTGCTGTGACGTAAACCCAACCCTGCACGCCGTGATGGCGCGCATTCCCACGAGACGGAGATTTTACAGTGCCACTTACCACTATCCCTTATGGCTCGCCGCAGGCAGTGAGGCTGCAGTCTGCCGGGCTTTTCGCGTCCAGCATGCAACGGCTGACGCTGATTAACCGGCTGGCCGGCAAGATGCCTGGGCAATCGGACGCAGAGGACAAGCTGCGGTTTCAATCCACCAACGAGTTGCCGATTGTCCGATGCAAGGACCTGTCGCGCCGAGCAGGTGAAGAGGTGTCTTTCGACCTTGTCCAGCCGATTGGCGGCAAGCCGATCATGGGCGAGGCGTACGCCGAAGGCAACGGCGATCGCATGGATTTCGCGAACGACTCGCTCCGGATCAACCAGTACCGTAAGCCCATCAGCGCGGGCGGGAAAATGACGCAGCAGCGCACCGAAACCCAAATGCGCACGCTGGCCCGCGCGCAGGCCCTGAACTACATGCAGCGCCTGGAAGACCAGGCTTGTCTCGTGCATCTGGCGGGCGCCCGAGGTTCGGACAACAATATTGAGTGGGCGATTCCGCTGGCGTCGGACCCGGATTTTTCGTCCATCATGATCAATCCGGTGCGCGCTCCGACACGCAATCGCCATTTCCTCGCGTCGTCCGGATCACTGAAGAAGGTTGTCGCCGCCGGCAACGAAATCACGATCGCATCGACGGACGTCATGAACTCCGACGTGCTCGACGCCATTCGGACGAAGCTGGACAGCATGCCGTTGCCTCCCCGGGCGTCAAATTCGAGGGCGACGTTGCGGCAGACGATTCTCCGGTGCGCGTGCTGCTGGTGTCGTCCGAGCAGTACACGTCGATTGTTCAGAGCACCAACTTCCGCACCTTGCAGGCCAACGCGATGGCGCGCGCTTCGCTGGCCAAGAATCACCCGATCTTCCTCGGCGAAGCAGGTCTGTGGAACGGTGTCCTGATCGTGAAGATGCCGAAGCCGATTCGCTTCTTCTCCGGCGACAGTCTGCGCTGGTGTCCATCGACGACCTCAACCAACGAAACGACTACCGACCTTGTTCCGGCGGCATTCGGGAGCACCTACGCCATCGACCGGGCAATCCTCCTGGGCGGCCAGGCCCTGGCCGATGCCTACGGAAGGTCTCGCCAAAGCGGACAACCGTACTTCTGGTCGGAAAAGGAACTCGACCATGGCGACAAGCTGGAAGTGTGCATTGGCGCAATCGGCGGGAAAAGCAAGATTCGATTCCAGATCGATTTCGGGTACGGGTACGAGTACACCGACAACGGCGTCATGGCGATCGACACCGTTGTCAAGATCATCCCGTAAGCACTCACTGATCAACTACGTCCGGGTGCAGACGCCCGGACCATCTCGTAGGAGTACCACACAATGGCCACAATCACCCGGAATGGAATCCGCCACGCGAGAAGCTATGCCAATTCGTCGGGCAACGCATGGAGGCAGCGCTTCAACCTAACCACCAAAGCGTCCGGCGTAATGACGGACGGCGACACGACGTCGGCGATCGGCAACGGAGACGTTGTTCGCCTGGGAATTCTGCCCGGCGGACTGGAATTGCACGACGCCTTGGCGATCGTGTCGGATGCCTTCGCCGCCACGACGACCGGCAAGATCGGCTTCCTCTATGTGGACGGCGTCGATTCCGCCGCCGTTCCGCAGAACGATAGCTACTTCTTCACCACATCGCTTTCGCTTGCATCGGTCGGCAGAACCCGGGCGAACAACACCGCGGTTGCGCCTGTTGTCCTGCCGAAAGACGCCTACTTGGTGCTGACCAATGGTGTTGCCGCGCAGAACGTCGTGGGCATTCTCGATGTAATCGTCGATGGCATCCTCGTCGGCGTGTAATGGCCCATCCGGACGGTAACGCCGGAGGTGGCATCCGTCCGCAGAGCTTGCAGGAGACAGAGTAATGCCAAAGCCAGTGAATATCGTCTTCCTCGATCGCGGAGGAAGCACCTTCGTGGAGTACATCGGGAAAACCGATGAATACTTCGACGCCCTTTACGGAACCGGGATGTGGGAGAAGCACAAGGTCAAGGAGGTCGTCTCGGATGTCGCAAGGAAGATGCTGGAGCATCCGGACCAGTACGTCGAGGCCGACATCACAGGGCTTGGCTTATTCGACGCCAGTGCCAAGCCAGTTGGAGAAATCAAGAATCTCCAGGAAGAAGATGACTCCAGAGAGCAGCATGCCCGCGATGCAATCGCACGTATGGAGAAAGACGATCTGAAACAGTTCGTCATGACCAACTTTCGGGTTTCCATCGATGGCCGGATCGGAGTCGAGAAGATGCGAGAAAAGGCCGTCGAGCTGGTCGATCGGTTCGGGATTTCCTGACATGAATCTCTCGGAATTGATTGATGCGTTTCGCGTCGATGAGAGAGACAATGCGAAGCCGCCAAACTGGTCCGATGACCAACTGATTCGTTGGTTGAACGAAGCTGTTGAAGAGGCGTCGATACGGTCCAGCCTGTTGCGCGAAACCCTTCATTTGTCTCTCAAACCCGGAGATTTTGAAGTCGCGCTTCCGCCGAGGATCGTTGCGGTTAGCACCGCGAGAATCGTCGAGGGCGGCCGCACGTATTGGCTTGACCCGACGGATCGGTACGAGCAGGACCGACTGAACCGCGACTGGCGTGACATCCAAGGGCGGCCGACTGCGATCATTCTCGACGATGCGTCGATCACGCTCAACCGGATTGTGTCGTCGTCAGCGACGCTGAAGCTCGAATGTTTTCGCGTACCCAGAGCTCCGATGGAGGATGGCGCGGACGAACCGGAGATCGCTGTCGTCCACCATCGCCGCCTTGAGGGATGGGTCCGATTCCGTGCGTACTCTGATCCCGATGGCGACTTCGGGAATCCTGACAAGGCGACACAGGGTCTCGCCGACTTTGAAAGCTACTTCGGCCGGCGGCCGGACGCGATTCATCAGCGCGACGTCAATTCAAATCGGCCGCACAGGGTCAAGGTGTGTCTCTGATCTACCGGCCATTCTGGGAATGACGAAACCATGCTTTCCCGGCTCCGCCTAACCGTTCGCCGCGGCGCGTCGGCAGACATCGCCCTACGCCTTGAGACAAGCGCCAAGAAGTTCGCCGCGATTACTGGCATGTCAAAAACTGCGCCCCTTCGCGTGACGGCCGCCGGGCACGGAATTCCAGACATGTGGTATGCAGCAGTCATCGACGCTCGCGGAATGGTAGAGATGAACGCGGCCGACTCGAATAAAATTCGCGAGTCTGAGTTTCACCAAGTCGCCGTCATTGACGCTAACACAGTCGATTTCACTGGACTAAGCGCTGCAGGATTCAAGACATACACCGGAGGAGGGCATCTTGCCTATTACGCTCCGATGGACCTGACCGGTTACACATCGGCGCGGATGGACATCAAGCGCCGGGTGGGCGGGGACGTCGAACTGGCGCTTAACACAGAGAACGGAACGCTCGAAATTGATTCGTCTACGCACTCTGTATGGATTCGGCTGAACGACACGCACCTGGCCGCTCTT